GGTCAAGTTTTGTTGATTCTTTTTTCCCTTCAATTGCTAGCTCACCTAGTCCTTTCGTCGTTCCCCATTGTCTTATCACGTATCCATTTTCAACCCAGCACTTATGCTTATGTTTATAAAATCTTCCTATAATTACCCATCCTCGCTGCAATACTATAATTTTTATTTGTTCTCCATTTTCATCATATAATGATTGTTGTGCACCATTTTCATCCATAGAGCTAATTATTTTACTTAAATCTTTCAAAGTTAAATTTTCTATCATTTTTCCATTCCTTTAAAGTTAGTAACTCTATAATGAGCTGATTGACATTTCTAGTTTAGTTTTATGCGCAACTATAGCACCAGGAACCTGTACGCCTGTCTTTAAAACCTCAGCTTTTATGGCTTCCTTATCAGGCTTCATTTCCACTTTTACTATTTCTTTTGTGCGCATAAATTTAGATGGCAATTGAAACTCATCATAAATATCAGTTGATAGTGGGTTTTTCTTAATCTTTAACGTGAAATATGGACAACTAATCTTCGTCATATTATTTTTTTCCATATTTGTTTTTAAATAATCTTGCCATTTTGTAACAGCCTTGCTATAAGCTTCCTCGCGTTTTTGAATTTCATCTTTCATGAATTCAATTTCGCGTTTTTCAGACTCTAATTTTTTGATCCAATTTCCCACTGCAATACATTTGGCCTCAAGTTGGGGCAGAAGCGCATTCACCTGCGCTTCAATTTCTTGATTGACTTCCCCTGTTTCATGGTCATAAAGCTGATTAAATAAAGTTTCATATTGCTCACTCAAATGATAAAGGCTTAATGAATTACTCATGGATTTCTCCCGTTTCTTCAGCTTCTTCAATTTCTTGATTAAATTCTATGACTTCTAGCTCTTTTTTACGTGCGTCTTTTGCTTCCATGATTGCTTTTAAATTTTTTACATCCTTTTTCTTTTGCCAGAATTTACTATATTCGGAAAACATGGTTTGAAGCTCAGCTATATTTGATGCTGAATATATTTTTTCTAGCATCCATTCCATATTGTTATTATCTTGCGCTTCAATTTCTTTTATGGGTTCATTAACCGAAAGTTTTACCGCACCTGGCATTGAATCAACTTCTGATTCATCCATAAAACCTAATCCGCAAATTGAAAGTGTGACTCTCCTTTTTGCTTTCGTTTCACACTTCATCAAAGCATTGGCCTTTGCATCACCTTTTAAACCTGAAATTGTGATTGCACCTGTCGATGAATCAGTTCTACCGTCAGCAGTTGTTGCTTCCGCTGTTACCAGATAAAGGTCATCTATTATTTTTGTATCCTTAATTGAGATGGATATTTTGTTAATTTTTCTCAATTGCTCGGTTGAATCTTTTGTGAAGTAAGGAATTTCCTTGCCTTGAAATTTAATCAATTGTATAGGTCTTGTGATTGGATTTAGGCCGATACTATCGCAAATATTTTTAACATATTGAACTTTCTCTATGGATGAAAGGCTTGATAAGTCATTTCCTAAAATTACTTTCTCTAATACTTGAGTATTACTTTGGACGGCTACGCTATTCATAGTTATCTCCCAGATTGTTCACGTTTAATTTGATAATAAAGGTCATCGATTCGTTGATTTATGAGATACTGCATTTCAGGTTCATATTCTTTATAAGCTTCTCGCTCACGTAGGGCATTTGAGGTCAAATCTTCAAAGTCATCAACGGTTGTAAGATAGGTAAGAAAAAGATTTTTATCTTCAGTAGGGAGCTCACTGGCGAACAAACTCCAGTAATCTGATTCTTTTTTGCAGTTTTCTAAAATGACGCAGTCTAAGAAACTATTGAATGCTTGCCTTAGCATATTCTTCCCTTCCCTGGAAATGTGGTATAAATTATATGTACTCATGTTAAATCTCCGACATGGTTGACTGAGCTAGTAAGCGGGGCGTTCCAAGCGCCCCGTCTACCATTTTTTTAATGCTTTAATATCAAACCTAATATCACACTATACGCAACCGCTATTACAATAAAACGAGTCGTCAATTTATTTATAATATCTTTCTTAATATGATTTATGTAATCTTTGTCTACTAATTCATCCATATTCAATACCTGCATATTAATACTTATTATTTAGTATGTCAATATTAATTTACTTACATCACGTCTTTTTGCATCTTGAATTAGCATGTCAACTATTTGGCTTTTTGTTACCCTAATATTTACTTTCGTGTTAACTTCTTTGCAGATTTCGTCCAAAAGATCAATTGATGTCTTTTTTATCAAAAACGTGCTCATTTTTTTATTGCTTTCTTTGGCGTCCATTTATGCATCCCCTTATTTATGTTATATTTAGTCTATATGTAGTTTGGGGATATTGCAAGAAGTAGGAATATATCTTAGTGAGATTTGGTTAAATGGTCTCCCACAAGGATTGTTCAAAAAAAGGGACAAGGACGTTTCGAACAATAATTTATAACGAATCGTACCCTAATCTACCGAAACCTTCGGCATAAGCAGTTCATGTCCTAAATTCCTTTTTTCTGCGCCGAGCATCCTGCTCAACCGAGTAAAATTAACTTTTCTTCTCCTTTTTCTGAACGAACTAAAAATTCACCACCTTGTTTTTTTATTTCGTTTAATTCTTTTAGCAATCTAACTGCGCGTCTTACAATTTCTGCTTTAGAAAAATTCAAATCAAAAGCTAATGTTTTTAAAAGTACATCGGTGTTGTCGTCGATGCGCAAATTTAAATTGCGGTTAAACATTTATAAAATCTCTCTGTGATTAATTGTTCGTTACATTTTATCAATCTAAAATAAAATATCAGAGCTATTAGTAGCGTTTTTAAAGGAAATTACATGGATACTAGCGCTGAAACCCTATATTTCAGCGCCAGACTAGGGGGTTATTAATCATAGCTCTTTTTAGGACAAACATAGGACAAACATAGGACAATTTACACATACTTTCTAAATAAACATCTTCAAGACAGCAACAACTGAGCGGATTTTGGGCAAAAAAAAGCCGCTCTATACGGGAGCGGCAGATCAACAAGGAATTTGTATGACTATCTTACATAATCGATATTAAATAAACTACTATTTTTAATGGCATCAGAAAAAACTTTATATGTAACGTCATTTATTGACATTTAACGACTGGTGGGAAATTGATAACGCTTGCAGTAAACTAAGCTTTTAAACAACCCGCCCTGTTTTGGCAGAGCGGGAACTAAACCAGGTTCATCATGAACCAAGGCACCTCGTACGTAGGTAACCCTTACTGTCAATTATACGGTGCCCATGGATCAGGTCAACCCCCAATATAAGGAATTTTGTTTTATGTCAAAGTTTATCCTCCGTAAACGTACTTCTGGCTATACCACTGTTTCAAATTCAGTCATTCATGCTCTCAAAGGACACCTTGAAGTTTTAGGTCTTTATTTGTACTTGCTCAGTTTGCCAGACAATTGGGAATTTTATAAAACTCAGCTTTGTAAGGAATGTAAGGTTGGCATAAACAAACTAGATAAAATGCTAAAAATACTGTCCGAACTTAAACTAGTTCAATATGGTCAAAAAAGAGGCTTGAACGGGCAGTTTGAACACTTCTATATGGACATCTTCGATATTGAGTCTATAAAAATCAACGAGTTAGATAATGATGGTTCACCGTTCTATGAAAACCGTGGCACGGTAACCGTGGCACCGTCCCAGGAAGCTACAAAAGAAATAATAAAAAAAATAAAGAAAGAAAAAATAAATATTCCTTGTTCATCGTCCGATGAACCAAAACATTTTGATGAGTTTTGGGAGAACTATCCTAGAAAACAAAAAAAGAAGGAGACTAAAAAAATATGGAAAAGAGAAAAGCTTGATGAAATTGCGTTGATAATTATTTCAGACGTCAAAAAGCGCTCTGATGAATATTGGAAATTTAAGCATAAAGAACATATTCCTTTACCTGATACCTATTTGAATGGCACAAGATGGAATGATGAACACATAAAGCCAGCAACTTCTGAAAAATCTAACAGTGAAAGATTCGTTCTTCAGAAAAAAGAAGAAGTTGTTAGACCAAAACTTAGGGATTACACACAAGAAAGGCTTGATAGAGAGGCAAAACTTTGATGATTGAATTCATTAAAAACAGATTAAGGGAAAAATATGAAATCTCGCATGGAAGCGATGAAAGATTACAAGCTAAAGCAAGTGATGACATTGGGTGAACCTATATGCCAGCAGCTAAAGCGCATGTATTACGCAAATAGGGATTGGATTGACTGTTACCGAGGTGTTGCTGCAAAATTTACACAGTTGAAGGACATAATGCGTAAATTCTATACTGGAATGAGTGATTTTGAGGTGTTGGTAGAGTTGCAACGGTATAGCGCAGAGGATTTGCAAGATGTTCTATGTGAAACAATACAGACAGAGGGAGCAGAAACAACATGCGAATGAAAATTAACCTCGCAGACAAGCAACGAGCAATTGAACTCATGAAATCTTTGTACGGAAATAAAGATAATGGTCAAACTAAATGCAATGAGCGAGAAAGATCATCAAATAGCATTAGTGAAGTGGGCATCCCTCAATCAGATAACCCTAGTCCACAATGCCAATGAGGGCAAGCGTAGCCCTCAAGGTGGAAAGATCTTGAAAAAGATGGGGATGAGTAGCGGTTTCCCTGATCTTGCGTTATACGAAGGATTTGGTGGGTTTTACGGGATGTTCCTTGAAATGAAGCAAAATAGAGAATATAGGCGCTCAGAAATGACAACATCAACGTGGAAAAACCAAGTTGAATGGGTAAAAAGATTAAATGATGCAGGTTATTCCGCAAAATTTGCTTTCGGTTGGGAAGATGGTATGAATATAATCAAACATTACATCAGCCAACCCAAGACAAGGATCATTTCTGTATGATGGAACAGATCTGTGAGATTATGCCTATTATAGAAAAAGCAGCTCCTTTTATCGCATCACTCATCAAAGACAATAAGCTATCAATTATTGTCGGACTTTTAGGATTGTTAGTTAATTGCAATCCAAATAATCATGATGAAATCGCATCTAAATTGAAAGCCGATGATGATTTATACGCCAAGCTTAAAAACCTTGAATCAACTCACGGCGAATGGCTTAAAAGCCTTAATTATTGAGCAGTAGATCCAGTTTTAAGTTCATTCATAAACTGAACACAAACAAGACACAAAGTGAATCCAAACTTGAGAATAAATAGCAATTATGTAACATTGTGGTAATATTATAGGCAGTTAATGAATGGAAGATGACCAATGAAAGTCGGAAGAAAATCAACTTATGATGCTAAAATGCTGCCAGCATTAGTAGAATCTGTTAGGAAAGCCAAAGGATCAATGGGACAAGTGGCTGACTTAAATTGTGTTCCGCGGCAAACGTTTAGAGATTGGTTGTCTGATGGTGATCATGACAATATTATGGGCTTAAGCACAGAGCTTGGTCAATTATCGTGCAGTATAAGAAAGGAACAGGCGATTGTTGTCACAGAAATGGCCGATCTTGGATTAAATAATTATAAGAAAGCCAAGTTTATTATGTGGTGGCTTTCTATGATTTGTCGGGAAGATTTCGGCCAGGAAAGCGAAGAATTTAAGCAACTAAAGGAATTGGTCTTTAGTAAAATTTTACCGCTAATAGGCAAGGAAGCATTGTATGGCAAACAAACCGAAAAATTGGATCAAGAAAGCACTTAGTAAAAAAGGCTCAAAAGGCGCATTGCATCGCGAATTAGGCGTCCCTGAGGGCAAAAAAATCCCCGCAAAGAAAATGGCGAAAGCCGCTCATTCTGAAAATCCACGCATGAGAAAACAAGTTAACCTCGCTCGTACTTTATCAGGCTTGAGGAAATAATTATGAAACAGTCAGAGCAAAATCAAGATTGCTGCAATTTGGATATGGCGAAAGGACTGCATGAAGATAAGTTGTACTTAAATTATCCTCAAGACTTTGTCAGGGCGTCAAAATCAGCCTATCCTCAAAAGAACAGTAAAGGCGGAATGTCAACGGATGCTGCAAAGGTGATGTCTCAAACTATGCACGCAAAATAAACGTTGGCAGACTTAAGGATGAGATTGTCAAATGAATTGCCCGAAATGCTCATATCCCGATATGCGCGTCATTAGATCAAACTATGATGCAAATGATACCGTAGATCGCAGACGTCAATGTGATCGGTGCGGTTTGCGTGTTAATACCCAAGAAATGTTAAAAGAAAAACCTAAGGATAAAATTAAGCATGTCCTTGTCACCTAAAAATAGGACTGGCTCTCATGCTATAGAGGTATGCATGAAATTCATTGATAGCCATAATCATAGGACGCAACGACATATTACATTCGAAAAAGGAAAGACGATCATTCATGCGCGTGATAAAGATAACGTTTATATCCCTTCTTCTACTGGTGAACGCTTTATTGATTCTAGCGGTTTCGTTGATCTTGTTATGGGCCCCTACGGATCAGGAAAATCAACAATGTGCATACAGCGCATCGTCAAATCAGCCGCAAGAATGCCTTATTGGTTTAATGGTCGACGACGCGCAAGATGGGCTGTGGTACGCAACACTTCCGGCGAGCTCGTCTCAACAACATTACAAACCTGGCTTACATGGTTCGGTGATTTAGGTGATATTAGGAAGCGCCAAAAGCCCCTCCTAACTTATGAGCATACGTTTAATGATGGCAATGGGATCATTGAGCTTGAATTAATTTTTATCGCGCTTGATCGCCCTGAAGATGTTAGAAAAATTAAATCACTTGAACTTACAGGCGTTTATTTGAATGAACTTTCCGAGCTTCCGCAGAATGTGCTTTCACATTTTAAGGGCCGTGTTAACGGTCGCTATCCTTCCCGTAGTTTTTGTAATGAGCCACATTGGAGCGGCATTATCGGTGATACTAATCCTCCTGACGAAGATCATTGGATATATGCTGACTTCGAAACTAATCCATCCCCAAGTTATACAATCTTCCATCAACCATCAGGATTGGTGGAAGATAAAGACGGATTAGTACGCAACAGTGATGGTGCTTATATTCAAAATCCTCACGCTGATAACGCCCAACATTTATCATCTGATTACTATCCAAAGCTTGCAGAGAAACAAACAGAGGGGTTCATCAAAGTCTATTGTTGCGGCAAATATGGCTTAGTTGAATCAGGTAAACGCGTCTATCCAGAGTATAATGATGATATCCACTCAATGCCCACACTTGATGCTATACAAGGCGATCCCATTTATCTTGGATGGGACTTTGGCCTTACGCCTGCGTGCATTGTCATACAACTATCACCGCGTGGACAAGTGA